ACTCTATCTTTTACGACAAGTGCCATGACTTATCCTTATGCTAATGTTACAGTTAGGTTGCCTGATGTGATTTTAAATATATCACCACTATCAATAGTTTTAGAAGCATCTAATGGAGTATGGTATAAAAGATCACCACTAGATGATGCGTTCCAAATACCAATGTGAGTTACAGTACCCCATGATGCAGTTGCAGTAGGGAATGTAACATCGGCATCTGTTGCGACAGAGCCTGATGTGCCTGATGCAGTTGCAAAAGAAGCAGATGTTCTAGCGTAAGAACCACCTGATACTTCTGTACCTGTACCAGCATCTGTTGGATCTGCTGTGTGTAGTGAAATATACGGTGTTGCTACTGTTGTAAATGCAGTATTGTTAAGTGTTGCGTTTAACAATGCTGCTTCTAAATAATCTGACATTTCAGCCATAATAAATTTTCCTTATCTTGTTGTTACGTTTAATGAAGCACCTGAGAAGGTAGCACCCTTATCATTTGCTTTAATGTTTGCTAATGCTCTGTCATATAAACTGCCCCATACAGCGACTCTTTCATCATTCATCAAGTAGGGTTCAGCTTCTGCTAGAGTTGCATACAGTAAAGCATCTGGAAAATATGCTAAATAGATATTAGAGGCAGTTGATGTGTCTATAAAGTCTGGTTTAGCATAATAGAGCATCTGCACAGTTCGTGAACTATCAGGAGTTGGTGCGAACTGAAACTCGGATGCTAATAGTGTAAAATACTTCGGAATACCTGAAGTATGTGTTAATTGATTTCTAAAAAACTTGTCTGGTGTTTGAAATTCTAATTGATAAACAGGATTTCCTTGTATATGCAAATCTCTTAACTGCAAGAAGTCAGTAGGAAACGCAATCGTAGCATCACCAGATGTTGTCGATGCAGTTGCCACTTTTAGCATTTCTTGCACTCGTAGGTCACGAGATAATCGTTCTTGTGCGAGTTCTATGAAGTCAGGTATAACAGAATCTAGGTCTGTTCTGGCTAAATAGTTCTTCACCACAGTCACAAATGCTGTGTAATTAGTGAAAGCCATTTATTATCCTTTTTTAACGAATACCATGTAACCATTGGGCATGGTTACTTGTCTTATAATTTCAAATCTTTCTTTGATTTTGGGTTGCCACCAGTCAAATGGTTGCTGTATTAGATGTGCATTTCTGCCATCTGGAAGTGTTTTTACTGCTGGACCAGTATGTATTGTAAAAAAACCATACTTGTCTGTTACTCTTTTTAAATCATCAAGCACATTGTCTAATAACTCAGGCTCAATATGTTCTAAAACATCTATACAGGTTACAAACTCACATGGTTCAGGCTCATCAGCATATAATGGATTGCTAGGTTCATATGCTTTGTAATTTACTTCGGTTTTTAATGCCTCTTTTAACCGAAGTTTACCTGCACCATAGTCGAGTAAGTCATTTATTTTAAATTGAGTAATAATATCGTCAACAATAGATGCAAATTGTAATGATGCGACTCCGTAATTAGGGTTCTCATGCAATTCACGTTGCATTTCTCTGTATTCGTCAGATATTAAGTTGCTCAATGACTTGTTTCCATGTTTTATTGTCTTGATAGACTAATCTCAGATGTCGATACCCAGGCATACCAGGTTGTGCGTAGCGCCATTGATGCCATTTAGGCACTAAACAGAGAGTATTAATACCTAATGCACTTGCACAATGCTGTGCTGTTGTATTGACACCGATGACCATATCAAGTTCAGCAATTAACGCTGCTGTATCATCATAATCGTCAGACTGTGTAGCAAATGGGAAGTATTCAACACCTTCTAATCGTTTATCTGGTCTGTAATCTAGTGATACAAACTTGTAATCTTGTTTTAATAGTGGCTCTAAATCTTCTTGGGTTAGCTCTCTGCCTTTATCATTAGTTCTACGACCACCACCATGCGTAGTTAAACCAATAACTTTCTTACCCCATGAATCAAACAATGCTCTCCACATGATTCTACGTTGTGGATCAGCTTCTAAATAAGGTTTCCTAGGAAATGTCTTACTGTCTAACCTAAAGAACTCTGGCAATCCGCCAATGGCACATCTATGGTCAAACTGTTTATCAGCAATCCACTCTGGATGTTCTTCTTTGCGTGTACCGTGTACCTCGGCTCTTGGGAAACTTCTTCTGAACAGTCCTTCGAGTTTAGGGTCACAATCAATGTAAACTTGTTTGCTAATATCAATAGCATCAGGAATACAATTACCATAAAATATTTCATCGCCTAAACCTTGTTCACCATAAATCACAATGTTTTTATCAGGTTGTTTTTCCCATCTACTTTCATCATGGTAATGCCATTCTTTACGATACTTACCACCTAATGATTTACCCCATTGTTTCCAACCATCTTCCCATTTTGCTTGTGCTAGATAAGCATGACACAAGTTTAATTGTGCATGTACATCGTTAGGGTCAGACTCTAGTGCTAATTTACATACTTCTTCAGCATTTTTCCATTCAGACATTTGCACGAATGATGCACCTGCATTACTGTAGGCTAGTGCATAACTAGGATCAATCTCTGCTGACTTTAAGAAGTATTTAATAGCTTCTTCAAACATATCCATATCGTGACAAGATCGACCAAGCGATGTCCATAACGCTTTGTTATCAGGCGATTCTTGTACTGCTCGTCTAAAATATTGATATGCAAATGCAGGTTTATCAGCTTGTAACCATATATATCCTAGGAAATTTAAAGCTGCTGCATCGTTTGGGTAATGTTCTAATACCTCGTTAATCAGAGGCATTGCTGTATCGTATTGCTCACGATTGATTAAATCATGTATTGCTAACTCTACTCTTTGGAGTTCTTGTTTATCCATGCTTTTTAGTTGTTGTTTTTAGCCAAGGATAATTAGTATTAATTTCTTTTAGTAATTCTTTTGTTTGGTGTTTATTGTAAATGTCGATACCTTTTTTCTTGAGTTCCATTTCTACGACTGGAGGGATACTAGCATAATGTACCCACGACTCTTTAACACCTTTTTGCCATGCTTCCTCACCATTCCTAATTTTCTTTAATTGGTCGATGAGTGCTGTGGTATCTTGCACAGAAGTAATCAGATGCTCGTCTTTACTAGCATCGTAATCGTAATATTGTATAACTCCTGTTACTGGGTCTTTATCAAATAATATAGGCATAATATAAAAGAAAGGGGGATTACTCCCCCTCCCTAAACTGCGTTCTCTATAGAGGGCTGCAATCCCCTATAAAAAAATGATAGCACATAATTAATTATGCACCAACACCTTGTACTTTAGCATGAGCGTCTGGGTTGTTTACAACCAAGCAGTACTCTGCTGTCATCATGTACTTGGTAGAATCACCAGTTTTTGCTAGTTCTTCTTTAGTGATTGGTCGTAGTGATGCAACACCAACATAACCAGGGTCAATACAAAGAACAGCCTCGTCACGCATAAAGCGATCAAGTTTTACTGTGTGATTACCGTAGTCAGAAACGTAAACGTCTGCTGCTGCGGTGATAATAGCTTCGTTAGTGCCATTTACCATATGACGTTTCTCTGCAATACCTGCAAATGCTGAGAAAAGTTTTTTGTTTGCAGATGACATTAAAATAGTTGTTGGCTCACCACCATCAACCCAAGCTGCTTCTAAAGCAGATTTTAAGTCAGCTTCGATAAATGTACCTGCTGTACCGTCAGTAGGAGCTACAACTGTACCGCCAGAGAAACCTGGTGTAGTTGCTGTTGAAGCTGCAGTAGCTTTGATGCTGTTACCAGCAATCCAAGACTCCATACCTGCTGATGATCTAGCTGTACCTGCACCACCTGCTGATGATGCTTGGTTACGCACTAATGCGTGTTCCATGTCACGTTTAAGTTCTTTACCAGCTTTCATTAACTGATAAGCAACTTCTGACTTACGACCGTACTTGCGTACAACATCG